CACGGGCGCGGCGGTTCAGGAAATTAAAAAGATGCGCGAGTTACGAGCAAAAATGTTACTGATGATGCAAGGGGAATAGTATGTTGCCGATTGTTGCTGGCATTGTTTCAAACTTGATTAACAACGGGATGCACAAGGTTGCGGATCAGGTTATCGAAAAAGGTATTGACGCGGTACAAGACAAGCTAGGCATGGAACTGAAACCGGAGGGTGAAGCCACGCCAGAGTACAACGCCAAGCTACAAGAGGAAGCCAATCGCCACGCTGAATTTATGGCCGAGCTGGACGAGAAGTCTGCCCAGCGTGCAACTGATATGCAAATGGCTGCGATGAATTCACCTGATCCGCTAGTTCGCCGCCATGTGTATCTTTATGGTTGGTTCATAACTATTGTTTCGTTCTTGTATTTTTTTATGGTTTCCTTCATGCCGGTGGAAAACAAGAACCGAGACTTTATCAATATTATTTTGGGGTTTTTGATCGGCACGGCTATCAACAGCCTAATTCGGTTCTGGTACGGATCATCAAACAAAAGCCAAGAAGATACCGACAAAAAAATGAAAGACATTAAATGACACCATCCAGCCCCTTGCTGGTTGCTGCCAAAATAAAAGACGCAGAAAAATGGCTGCAACCAATTATTGAAACGTGCGTTGAATTTGAGATCAACACACCGCAGCGGGTTGCGGCATTTCTGGCGCAGACTTCGCACGAATCGGGCGGCTATACCATGCTGACCGAAAACCTAAACTATAAGGCGGCGACTTTAGCTGCCTGCTGGCCAACCAGGTTTGCCGAGCTGGGGCCAGATAAAAAGCCGAAGCGAGGCGACAAGGGTGCGCTGATTCCGACCAAGCTGGCCCTATCAATTGCCGGAAAGCCGGAGCAGATTGCTAATTTGGTCTATGGCGGCAGAATGGGTAACGGTCCTGCGCAGTCAGGCGAGGGCTGGAAATTTCGCGGCAGGGGTGCCAAACAGCTCACGGGCAAAGATAACTACAAACGTTGTGGTGATGCGCTGGGCATTGATTTGGTCGGTAATCCTGATTTGTTGCTGGAGCCTATGATTGCAGCGCGGTCGGCTGGCTGGTTTTGGAAAACAAATAACTTGTCGCCATTTGCCGATGCTGGGGATGTTAAAGGTATGACGAAAAAAATAAATGGCGGCTACATTGGGCTGGAGGCGCGTCAGGCGCTTTACAACCGCATCATAGCCGCCACTTGAGCTACTTAACCAGGCGATAAAACCACTTATCAGCACGGCGCTGGCAGGTGATTTGATACCCTGCTTGCCGTAGTTCGCTGACGATGCTGTTGACTGCGCAGACTCCTGCGCGTTGAATAATATCCAGTGTGGTGTACTCGCCGCCCTTTTTGAGCAGTTTGTACACCCGCTGGAGCCGGTCCGACTTGTCGAAGTTAGCGGCGTTCATTAGTTGAAATCCGGGATGTCATCGTCAAAATCCACCGGCTGACGCTGTGGCACGGTTAGACCTTCTTTCGGCTTTGGGTCGTTCATATATGCCCAGCCGTCCCAGCCACCTTCCTTCAGCGGGATTACATCGAGCTTCAACATTTCGCCGTTGCGCGTGGCAATAACCGAGCCGATCCGCTGGTAGCGGTTTTTCTGCTGGCCCTGTGCGTTGGTGTACTGACCGACAATGCAGCTAATTTCTTTGATAACTTTTGACATTTCACTCTCCTATGATTTTGCGTAGTGCTGCAACTTTGGCATCGACTTCAGCCAAAAACTTTTTGACTTCAATTTCTGTTTCTTTGATCCACTTATCGTCACGCTCGACGCGGTAGACAAAGAGTTGGGCTTTGGCTGGCATCCGTGGGTCGAATACAACGTAGTCGCACCAGAACCGCCCAGCGCAGGCCATTTGCCATTGCATCTGCGCGAAATACTTGGATTCGACCGGATCGGCTGACAGCCAGCATTCCAGCGCGGTCTTGCTGTCTGGGCATTTAATCTCGACCATGCCGTCAGCGCCCACCAAGCCGTCAGGCGAGGCGCCAGAGGCTTCGATGGTTGGGTGCGGTATAAAACCCACTTCATCCACTAAAACGCCCTTAGAGGCTTCGTAAGCCGCCCGTGCAAAGGGTTCCTGATCGATACCCCACTGCATTGAGGCGTTGACGTAGCCTTCGGCTTTGGTGCCGGTAATCCGTTCCAATACAAGCTGGGTCAGATAATTGCCACGGTCTGCGCCGTAGCCAGTCTTAGTCCGCGCCAGCACTTTGTGCAAGCTGCTGGCGGTCACTTTGCCCAGGCGTTGCTGGAACCAATCTTCTGTGCGTTGCTCATCCATTTGTTTTTTCCTTTTTAGCGCGTTCGACACGGGTTTTCTTTGCTGCAATAACTTGAGCTAATAAATGTTGATTGTTGCCACAAGCCTCTACAGCAGTCTTAAATACTGCGGCTAATTCGTCGCTGCTGGCAGATGCTTCAATGGCTGACAAATGGTCGGTTATATCTACAACAGCAACCGAATGGGTGCTGGCATCGGCATCGTTATCCGCTTCCGTAGGAATGCTGAATGCCTGAAAACAAGCATATTTGTAAGCGGCTGACATTGCTTTATTTGTGGCCTTGTCGCCACTGTCCATTGCTTCGCCAAATGTTTTAACAACGTGTTTTGAGCCATCTTCGGCGGACACAAAATCGAATTCGACTTCAACCGTGACATAAAACAGCGCACCGCCTTTTTGACTAAGCCGTTCAGTTACTTCGCGGGTTAATACACGGGGCAAAATGCACAAACCATGTTTTGCCAACAGCGGCGCAATTGTGTTGTAAACATCATCAATGCCGCGAAAATTGTAACCAGACCCTTGTTGGTTTCTGCGGTCTTTTGTAATGCCGACGGTCGCTAAATCAGTTTGCACTGCGTTGATCGCCTTATAAACTTTAAAGAATGTGTTTTCCATATATTCCTCTTGTCGCTGTACGGTTTCATAAAATTGTTGTTGTGTCATGGCTGCACCATTATTTCTTGCCCTACTGAGGCGGGTTCTACGGTTACGGCTGCGTCTACCATTGCTGGCTTTTCTTCGATGGGTTGCTCAATTACTGGTGGGTCAACTGGCTTTTGGCCGAGCGTCCAGACCGCTAGGTATCCAGCTACGAATACCGGCACGGCTACGACAAACGCGGTTGACTTGAGCAGTTCCATTTAGAAGATCGCCATTGCGACCCACAGCAGTGGGTACAGAACGGCGGCGATACAGACTGCCGCCAGTGCCAGAACGAGGTCGCTAGGTTCGCGGTTCATGCTGTGCGCACCGTAAAGCCTTGCGCCTCGAGCTGGTCGGCCAAGCTGGGTGCCGCGCTTTTGCGTACCTGGATGCTGATTGCGCCGTCGAAACGGGCTTTGGCTGCGGTGGTTTCAGCCACGAAGGTGATCGTGGTGTCGTTGAAATCGGAGGGAAGGATAACAAAATCGATGAACATTTGAAGCTCCTTAAAAGACCCGTGAGGGATTAATGTGTCAATGCGTGGATAAGCTGGTAAGCCTGGGCTAAAGATTCTGCTTCCCATTGGCAAGTGCAGCGTTCGATAGTTTTGCCGATAGTGAAGTTATCATTGTGCGTCCATTCAACTACACACCAGTATGGGCGCTGATCTTCGTCGTCATAGCGTTCTGAGGTATATCGCATGGCTGTCTCCTAAAAAGACCGTCGGGTGACGGCATGAATTGAATAGTAAAGCAATTTTGCGGTCAGGTAAAGTATTTTTTACAGAATCTCAAAAATAATTTACAATCCGCGCATGGATACAGAAAAAGCCATCAAACTTGCTGGTTCGGCAACAGCATTAGCGGTATTGCTGGGTGTTACCAGACAGGCAATTACCCACTGGAAACGCGAAGGACTGCCGCAACAACGCGTGTGGCAGCTACAGGTCTTGCGACCAGATTGGTTTGTTGGCTAAAATTAGATAAACCCGGCTAGGTTAGGATTGATCCCCCGACCGAAAAGCGAACTCCCCGCCTGCCGCTGGTTTCTCTTTGGGAGTGATGCGGAGTTGAAATGCACTATTACCAATTTAATATTGGCGATTACGCCAGCCATACGCGCCACCTTTCTGATCTTGAAGATTTAGCCTACCGGCGCTTGCTTGATGCCTACTATCTTC